CTGCCACACAAAAAATACCTAAGCCGCTAAAAGGCTTAGGTATAAGGAATGCCGGTGATGGGGGTCGAACCCATACGGTGTCACCACCAACGGATATTGAGTTGTCCGAGTATCTGGGCGTGTATCCGCAGAGTGCCATCAACATACTGTGGGGCTACATCCGCAGCGGACAGCCGGTATCCATGGTGCTGGGCCGGACCGTGTACGGGAAATGGCGCTGGGTAATCAAGAGTATGGCCATCAAGATGAAGCACACCGACAAGGACGGAACATGGACGCACTGCACCGTCAGTGTGACCTTGATGGAATATCTGGCGCAGTAAGGAGGGCTGAAAATGAGTTACCTTGTGAGCGCTCTGCCGGACGATGAACTGCTTTTGAACTGCACCGACACCGTAACAAGCGTGCTGCAGAACATCAAGTGCATCATCCAGACCCGCAAGGGCGACATACCCCTGCACCGGGGCATCGGCCTGACGGGGAGCTGGATCGACAAGCCGATTACGGTTGCCCCTACACTGATGGTGGCAGACCTCAAAGAAGCCATAGAGGAGGGCGAGCCCCGCGCCGAGTTTGTGCAGGCGACCTTTGAGATTAACCCGAACGACCCGGCGCATCTAATCCCAACCGTGGAGGTGAATATCCGAGATGAGTAGAAACCCCTTGTATCAGTTCGTGGACACCGACACGACCAAGCTGGAGGCCGCGCTCGTGGATGCCTATGAGGCTATTGTCGGCCACAGCGCCCAGCCAAGCAGCCCGGAGCGCATTTTTATTGCGTGGGTCGCAAGCATCATTTTGCAGGAAAGGGTGTATCTGAACCATGCGGGAAACCAGAACATACCGAGCCGCGCCGAGGGCGCAAACCTTGATGCCCTGGGCGAGTTGTTCTACCAGCATACGCGCCCGGCCGCGACCTCCTCCACCGTAACGATGCGGTTCAATATCAGCGAAGCGCAGACCAGCGCTGTGCTGATCCCGAAAGGTACGCGCGTGAGCAATGGGCAGAATATGTTCTGGGCTACCGTGGAGGACCGGTACATTGCAGCCGGGCAGACCTACGGTGATGTAACAGCCGAGTGCATGACTGCTGGCATAGCGGGAAACGGCTACCTTGCAGGCCAGATCGCCACCATTGTGGATGTGTTCGACTATTACACCAGCTGCACAAATCTGACCGAGAGCGGCGGCGGCAGCGATGCCCCCACCGATGACGAGTTCTACGAGCAGCTGCGCCAGAGTGAGGACAACTATTCCACTGCCGGGCCGAAAGGCGGCTACATTGCCAAGGCTAAAGCCGTGAGCAATGACATTGCCGATGTTCTGCCCAACAGCCCAACCCCCGGCGAGGTGCGCATCTATGTTCTGATGGAAGACGGCACTATTGCCGGGCAGGAGGTGAAAAATGCCGTGCTGGCTGCCTGCAACGCCGATGAAACCCGCCCGCTGACCGACCATGTACTGGTGTCTGACCCTGAAACGGTGGAGTACGACATTGATGTGACCTACTATCTGAACCGCGGCGGCCCGTCTGCCGCTGATGTGCAGAGCGAGGTCAACGCCGCCGTGGATGCCTATGTGAAATGGCAGGCCGGCAAGCTGGGCCGGGATATCAACCCCAGCGAACTGACCCGCCGTATGATGGTGAACGGTGTGAAGCGCGTTGTTATCCGCAGCCCTGTCTACACAGAGCTGCGCAGCGGCAATGTGGCTACCGATGCCAGCGGGCGTGTGGCGCTGGCAGACCTGACGGATGCCGTGCCGCAGGTTGGTAAGCTGCGTGGCCGCACCGTGACGAGCGGAGGGTATGAAGATGAGTAATACCCCCACCGCCGAGGAGTTCCTGCGGGCGCTGCCGCCCGTACTGCGCAATGACAGTCGCATGATAGCGCTGGGGCAGGTTGTGGCTGAAGAACTTTCGGACCGCATGAGCGAGATTGAGAAAGCGGCCATCTATCCCCGCATTGACGAACTGGATGAAGCACTTCTGGACATTCTGGCCTACGATTTCAAGGTGGACTGGTACGGCTATGACTACCCGCTGGAAACGAAGCGGGCGCTGCTGAAATCCAGCTTCTATATCCACCGTCATCTTGGCACCAAGGGCGCTGTTGAGGCGGCCATTCAATCGGTGTACCCCAAGAGCATCGTGGAAGAATGGTTCGACTATGTGGAGGGCGGCAACCCCTATACTTTCCGCATTGTGTTGGACGCATCGACCCCCGCCGTGCCGGTGAACAACACAGACCTTTTGAGGGCGGTAAACCTGTACAAAAGTCTGCGTAGCCATCTGGACGGCATCATGTTCCGCAGCACACACTGTTTTGAAATCCGCACGGGCTGCGGATGGTGCGTGTACACAGCCCGCCTGTGCGGTACCTATCCGGTGCAGGCCAGGGAGGGAGCGATCTACAATTTCCCTGTGGTGGTGGAGACCGAGCACGGCGGCGAGGCGTACACCATGCCGCTGACAGGCCAGCCGACTGCCGGCACATTCCCGGCTCCTGCCGTGCAGGGCGTTATCGCCGGGGAAAATGTTGCCGTTGCCACAGCCGAAGATGGACAGACCTATACAAGCCCCATGACGGGCTATGCCACGGTGGGTACACACCCCGCTGCGGCAGTGCAGGGGTCTATCCTTGACGGCGTACTTATGACCGACACAGCCAGCGGGAGCGCGGGCTTCGAGGCTACCCCCTGCGGGCTGGAGCCGGGATCACTTTTTTAGGAGGTATGACCCATGATTGACAGTGCAGGGTTTACCGACCTGCGGAACTACATCAAGCGGCGTGTCGCTTATGCCAAGTACCGTGTCGGCAATACCTACATCAAAACGGACCTGTCCGATGTGGCGGTGCTGCCCAACGGCACGGTGCGGGCGCAGCTGACCATCAGCGCCGAGAGCACCCCGCTGACCGTGACCCGCGTGGAGCTGTACAACTCTGACAACGCCCTGTGGGCGCATCAGGATTGCAGCATCACGGTCAACACCGGGCAGACGGGCATCTTGTACTGGTTCGATTTTACCGTGACCGAGCAGGAGGTGAAATGAAATGTATAATCCTACCCCGTGGAAAGACCATGTGACGAATCCGAGCAACTGCTTCAACATCACGAAGAACGATGACGGCACCTACCAGATCACCCGCGCCGGCACTGTGATGCAGCAGGGTACGCCGCAGGATGCGGCACATTTTACCAACCAAGAGGACGGCATTTGGGAGTTGTTTGCCTGCTATGGCCTGCTGCTGAACTACGCCCGCCAGATGGGCTGGGATGTGGAGCGCGGCAGCATCAACCTGACGAACACCGCCAAGCCGTACCCGTTCAACAACAGTCAGAAGACTGTGGCCTTGCAGATGCAGCGCCCCAGCCGTGACTATATCGTCATCACCGAGGCCAGCAATGTGAAAGGCAACCTCGGTCAGATCGAGGTTAGCGACCAGCTGTCCAACGGCTTTAAGGTCGCCTACACCGGCAGCGCCACCGCTGCCACCATCAACTACATTGTGATCGGAGGGTACATGAAATGATTATCGTTGAGAAGAACCCCGGCCAGAAAATCGACTACGAGGTGAACAAGACCAAGATCACCTTTGACGATGACCTGACCCTGAACCTTGCCAAACGCGAGGAAGACTACGCCGTACACATTGATGTGTGCTTTGACGAGGACGGGGCGCTGTGCATCGGCGCTGCTGCCGGGCGCAGCTATGTAGCCCAGATCGACATCCCGCCCCGCCAGTACAAGGAAGTGCCTGCCACGTCGGCGGAGACGACCACCGGCGAGGCGGCAGACGATGCAGACGGTAGCCATACCCCGCAGCAGACAACCGCAAGGGAGCCGCTGCCGTTGGACATGAACACCGTGACGCTGACGCTGTGGAGCATCGAGTAAGGAGGTAAACCCCTATGGCTGATAATTTTGACCTGATGGCAACCGCACTGAAAGCGGTCTGCCCGAACAATGAGATCCTGCTGGACAACGCCGGCAAGCCCAGCGTTATGGTCCGCATCCCGAAGATGACCTATGCCCAGCTGGGTATGGGCGAATCAACCGCACTGTTCCCGGCGTTTATCATCAACGGGCAGGAAGTGGACGAGATCTACATCTCCAAGTATCTGAACATCGTGCAGAATGGCCGTGCGTACAGTCTGCCCGGCGTTGACCCTGCCGCAAGCATGAACTTTGACCAGGCCCGCAGCTACTGCGAGGCAAAAGGTGACGGCTGGCACTGCATGACCCGCATGGAGTGGGGTCTGCTGATGCGCATCTGCGAGATGCAGGGCTTTATCCCGCTGGGCAACAACAACTACGGCAAGCACAGTTCGGAGCAGTTCTACAAGGCTATCAAGACCTATGACGACAGCGGCAAGACCGGACGCACCGCTACCGGCACCGGACCGCTGACTTGGTACCACGACAACAGCCCCAGCGGTATTGCTGACCTTGTCGGCGATGTGTGGGAGTGGGCCGGTGGTGTCCGCACTGTGTACGGCGAGCTGCAGGTCATGGCCAACAACAATGGCGCAGACGCTGCCAACTCGCAAGGCACCAGCAGCACCAAGTGGATGGCTATCAGCGCTGATGACGGCAGCTACATCACCCCGGACGGCAGCGGCACTACAGCCAACTCCGTCAAGCTGGATATCGTCAGCGGGCACATCCAGTGGTCCAAGACCATTACCACCCGCAACAAAGATTCCGACTGGCCGAGCTGCAGCTTTGCTGCTATCACCTGCGACAGCACGATCAGCGATGCCGCCAAGCTGGTATTGCAGTGCCTTGGTATGCTGCCGTACAAGGCCACAGATTTGTGCGCTAAGGCGGGTCACCAGTGCTGGTTCCGCAACCTCGATGCCGAACGCGCTTTCTATTCGGGCGGCAACTGGAACAACTCTTCCTATGGCTTGGCTTCGTTCAGCGGCGGCAGCCCGCGCTCGGACGCGTGGGCGCACCTTGGCTTCCGCGCCGCTTTTGTAAAACTGCCCACTGCGTAACTGCGCACTGAAGACCGCGCGATAGCGCGGTCTTGGGCAGCAGAGAGATAGCGGGATAGCTGCGCACAGAGATTCCCTCAGTCCGGCCCCGAAGGGGCCGGTTTATAAAATTGATTTTTCGGATTTTGGGTATTTTCTGCGATTTTTCCGACAGAATCTACCAAAACGACCCGCCGGGCGGGAAAAAGCTATATAATACCCTGTGGGCTGGAGGTGCTGACAATGGCCGAAGAACTTAAAATCATGCAGAAAGTCTTTGACATGATGCAGTATGGGTACGGAGCCCTTGCGCAGTATCCGAAGTCTGAAAAGTTTGCTCTCTGCACCGACATCAAGCGCTGCATGGACACCATGCTGGAGCGCACGATTGAGGCGCAGAAGAAATACTACAAAAAGACTACCTTGCAGGATCTGGATGTGGAAGTGGCAAAGCTGCGGGCTTATCTGCGGTTGAGCCATGAACTCGGATTTCTCCCGATGAAGAAGTATGAGGTCTGGAGCGGTATGGCAGTCGAAATCGGAAAGATGCTCGGCGGTTGGCTTAAAACCATCAAGAGCCAGCCGAAGACATAGGGTATCAGCCGTGACGCGCTTTCTATTCGGGCGGCAACTGGAACAACTCTTCCTATGGCTTGGCTTCGTTCAACGGCAACAACCCGCGCTCGAACACGAGGACGAACATTGGCTTCCGCGCCGCTTTACCTCATAGTCAGATATTGCAAGCTCGCGGGCTTGCTCTCAGTACAGAGGGATAAAGGGGCTGGTCTCCTTGGTTGCAGGGTAAAAGCTGCGGCCTTAAAATTTTAGCAGCTTTGCCGGTGTTCCGATGGCATACCGCCATACGGCACCTGCGGGGCTGCGAACCTCAAGGAGTGGCATTAGATTGGAAAAACACAGACATATTTTTGAGCAGTTTGCAACCTTCGACAATATGTATGATGGTTATTTGCTGGCGCGAAAACACAAGCGCTATCAGGATTGTGTGCTTGAGTACACCAATCTCCTTGAGGATAATTTGATCGATGCGGTGAATCGGCTCCAATGGCATGAGTACCAGACGGGGCCACTTCACCAATTTTATGAGTATTACCCCAAGAAACGAATCATCAGCAGCCTGCCGTTTTATGACCGCGTTGTAAACTGCGCCGCGTACAATGTGACGTGGCCGATTTACAGCAAGTCGTTCTACGAACACAGTTATGGCAGCGTTCCCGGTAAGGGCCCTGTGCGGTGTGCAAACACGATACAGGGCTGGATGCGAGAGGCTGCGGCCAAACCCGGCGACTGGTACTTTGTGAAGATGGACATTACAAAGTTCTTCTTTCGTATTCCTACCGAAGTACAGCTACGGGAACTGGGCCGCCCGCTGGATGATGCCGACATGATGTGGTTCTTTGAACGCGCTATCCGCTGCGATGGCCGTCCGCTGGGGCTGCCGCTGCACTGCACCGATGTTACCACAGCGGAACGCATTGCGGGCCGCGGGATGCAGGTGGGCAGTTTGGTATCGCAGATGACGGCCAATGTGGTTATGACACCTGCGGATCACTACATCAAGCGGGAGCTGGGCGCGCCGTATTACGCCCGGTACATGGACGATATGGGAGCAATCATCGAGGGCAAGGCCGCCGCGTGGGAACTTGTTGAGGAAGTGGACAACTACCTGCAAACAAGCCTTGGGCTGAGTCTGAACCAGAAAACCGCCGTCATTCCCATCGGAAATCCGGTGGAATTCGTGGGACGGAAAATCAGTCCTGTCAAAATCGAACTGCGCCGGCAGACCACCCTCGGCATGAAAAAGCACTTACGGTATGTGCAGGATGCCTATGCTGCGGGTGAGATTGATCTCGACTATGCGTTGAGCGTCATCACCAGCTACCGGGGGCTGTTCAAGGATGTTACCAGCGATGCTTTCCTTGAAAAAATGCTGGATGAATTCGTACTATCCCGGCCCGCGCTTGAAGCGTAGGGCGACAACTCAATAAGAAATCGGCAACCCAGCCACTGCGGCGGGGCTGCCGATTTTTTATACAAATTTTTACCGAGAGGAGCGACAGACCATGACCGACAAGGAACTTGAAAACGGCGTTGACATGACTGCTGAATGCGATGCCGAGACCAGCAACGGCAAGGGGGTTGAAGACGATGAGTGACTGCTCTTTCGTAGACCTGACCTGCATCTCGCCCAACTGCAACCGCCCGCGCAAGTACGCTGTCAGCAAAATCACCCCGCACCACATGGCGGGCAACCTTACGCTGGCACAGATCGCTGCAATAGAGGCCAAGCCCAGCCGTCAGATGTCCAGCAACTATGCGATTTCCAGTGACGGCGGCATTGCGCTGCTGTGCCACGAGGCAGACCGCAGCTGGTGCAGCAGCAGCCCCGCCAACGACCACAGAGCCATTACCGTGGAGGTCGCCAACGACCAAATCGGCGGGCAGTGGCATGTCTCTGATGCTGCGCTGGAGGCTCTGGTGAAGCTGTGCGTAGACATCTGCCAGCGCAACCCCGCGCTGAAAAACGGCCTGAACTACACCGGCGATGCCCGCGGCAACCTTACCAAGCACAGCTACTTTACCAGCACCGCTTGCCCCGGCCCGTACCTTGGCGGCAAGTTCAGCTGGCTGGCCGAGGAGGTCAACAAGCGCCTGGCCGGTGGCGTTACCGTGGTGGGCGATACCCTGCGGGTGGGTATGGCGTTGCATTTGGAGCGCACTAACCTGTACATTGCCAGTGCTTCGCTGGCTATCGCCGGGGTGCGCACGGGCACCTATTACCTGTGGAGCACCGAGGTGGTCAATGGCCGTGTGCGCATTACCAACAGCACCAGCAATGTGGGCAAGTACGGCAAGGTCACTGGCTGGATTAGTGTGGACGATGCCAAGGCTGGTGCCGGGCTGCGTGACCAGACCACCGACAGCCGCGGCCTGACAAAGATCGTCATCGACTACGCCAGCAATGTGCAGGCCATGGCGGTGTACAATCTGGCCCAGCAGCTTGACCTCGTTGCCCCTGGCTACTACCGCAGCAGATACATTGATGCCGCCAAGACGGCGCAGTACATCGAAATTGGTCAGATCAGCGCGGGCGATGCCGAGCATGTCACCACCCTGTGCAAAAAGGCTGCCATCGAGTACAAGATCGCTGCATAGTTGGGAGGTGGAGGCAATGACCGAATGGGGCGTTGTGGGCGTGATCGTTGTGCTGCTGGGTTTGCTTGGCACTGTGACCGCGCCTATGATTCGACTGAACACCACCTTGACCAAACTCAACGACAAATTCGACACCTTGGACGAAAGGATGACGGATGTGTCGGCGAGCAACCACGCATCCCACAGGCGGCTGTGGGAACATGAAGAAATGCAGGACTCCAAGCTGCACGACCATGAGACCAGAATTCAGATTCTGGAGCATGGGCCGGGCTGCCCTGCGAACCATTCCACAAAGGAGGAATATACATGAATATCAACTGGCGCGTCCGCATCAAAAACAAGGCGTTCTGGCTGGCTCTGATCCCGGCTGTACTGCTGCTGGTGCAGGTCGTGGCTGCCGTGTTCGGCTACACGCTCGACCTCGGTGATCTTGGCAACAAACTGCTGGCCGTTGTCAATGCGGTGTTTGCCGTGCTGTCGATCCTCGGCATTGTGACCGACCCGACCACGGCGGGCATCGGCGACAGCCCGCAGGCGATGACCTACGAAGAGCCCAAACAGAACCCTTATAATTAAAATGAGCCCCCCGGCTGACTACCGCAACAGGTAGCCCGCCGGGGGGCTTTTTGTGGTTTATTTGTACATGCTATTGATTAGGCTTGTCTGCTCCCACTCTTCCAGCGGTAGGGGCAGGCCCGCAAACGCGCGGAGAGCCTCGTCAGAACCGCAGTCATCGCAGATATATAGACCGCTTACCTCTCTGGACAATGCGTTTGAGGAGGCGGCCCGCTGGGTCTGTGGGTCGATCTTGAGCGGCTTGCCGCAGCGCGGGCAGAACGGCCAGCCGTTTTTCTGGTCAAAAATCATGCGGGCGGTGAGCTCGGCGTTGGTGAATTTCATGGTATCAGGCCTCCTTGATTTTTGTGACGATGATGGAGATACCGCAGATGCCGCCGATGGACGGGTAGCACTCGGACCAGCACTCGATGACATCATACTGCTGCATGACGGGCAGGGGCAGGTCGCCCGCCGGGCCGAAGTAGATGAGGTCGGCGTCTGCCTCGGCCATGCGGATGTGGGTGTCGAGGTCGAGGGGCTGTAAAAAGTCGGTCAGCGTCATTGCGGTTTCCTCCGATAATCAGTAGATGGCGTCCCTTAGTGCAGACGGTAAAGTTCATTGCGGTAGCTGACGATATAGCCCTTGCTGTCCTTGTGGATGCGGACATTGGCTTTCTGGACGCGGGTGCAGCCTGTGCGCTTTTTGACGATGCTGACCGCCAGAGGGAGGTAGCGGTCAGTCAGATCGATGTAGGGGCTGGTCTTGCTCTTTGCCTTGTAGCGTTCCACACTGAGGGCTTCAGCCTGTTCTGCCTCTGCTTTCGTGCCGTAGAATGTGTTACCGCGGCGCTTGCTGGAGCCGATTTCGTAGAAGCGCTCACTCTCGATGACCTCAAGTCGGTTGTTCCAGATAGTATTGTAGCGGACGGTGTCGTAGGGAACGACCTTATCTGCGGGAGTGCCGACAACGATTTCCAGACCGGACAGGCTGTTGAAGCTGTCGTACTCGGTGAAGCTGTCCAGCAGGACGCGGACAACCTGCTTGCCGTCCGTCAAATCAACATGGGCAACCTCGCCCTGACTGCCGCTCATCGTGGCTGTGTTGATGGTGTAGCCCTTGGCGATATACTCGGCGACTTTAGCGGTGAATTTCTGGTTGATATCGATGTACTTCATTTTGTTTCCCTCTTGTCTTTTCTGCCTTACTCTGATAAAATAGAGGGCGGCCGGGGTAAGGCTCCCGGCTCGCCGTTATTGATTTGCGGTGCGGAGTGGCGTTCTTAGCGGGGCGGCCACTCTTTTTTATTCCATTGCGGTCGTGATGCTGTCGATTACCTCGTTGAGCGTGTCGGCGGCATCGTTCAGATTGTCACACGCTTCATCAGCGCGTTCGTACTTTTCGCTGCTCTGGAGATTTTCGGGAATATTGTCGCGGTATTCTTCTTCCTCGTAAGTGATTTCTTCGAGGTCGGCCTTGATGTCCTCCAGCCGGTCAATGATGGTCTGCAAATTCTTTCTGCGAATCTTATTCATATCATTTTCTCCTTGCTTTATCGGCTATCCGTGTGTATAATCAAAGAAGTGGGGGCGGCGGCTCCATCCGCCGCCCCTCTTCTACGGAATTACTGTTCCGTGGGCTTGCCCTGAATCAGCTTGCTGGGCTTTATCGTGATCGTGATCCGTTCTGCCAGTTCGGGATGTTCGACCAAGATTTCCAGAAGCTCTTTCAGGGCTTCTTTTGTTTCGGGCTTGTCCATGTTGTCTCACCTCCTTTCAACATCTTTATTATACAGGATTTCCTTTATATTGTCAAGGGTTATCTATAAGATTTTCCTTTATTTTTAAATATTTTCCTTGACGCGGTAAAGGTTTTCCTATATAATGATAGCGAGGTGATAACTATGGATTTCTCCACAAAAATCAGAATGGGCGAGGCGGTAGCCAAAATGTCAGAGGCTGAGCTTGCCCGCAAGATAGGCACGACACCGCAGGCATTCAACCAGCGTGTGAAAACAGGAAAGTTCAAGTACGAGGAATTAGAAAGCATCGCATCCGCTCTCGGCGCGGAACTGGTACTGAAATTCCGCTTTTCAGACGGAACCGAGGTGTAAAGGAAAAGCCCGAACCGCATGGCAGTCCGGGCAAGGGATAGGGTTATTTGCGGCGCTCCGGGGCGGGGCCCATTCGCTGCCGTGTGCGTTCGTCTATCTTTTCCTCGCGCACAAGAATCTCGTTGATGTCACAGTCCAGCGCTTTGCATATCTGGTCGAGCTGCTCCAGACTGACCCGGTCCGTCATTTCGTGGTACAGGTCGTTGATAGTAGAAGCCCTGATTCCTGTCTCTCGGACGAGATCCGCTTGCGTCCACTTCCTTTCGCCAAGGCGGGTGGACAGTAAAATTCTAATCATAGAACCTATCTCCTTTACGTCGTATTCTATCAAATCCTCACGGGTTTGTAAGGAATATGGTAGAATTTGGCGTGGAAACGGTATATTCTAACGCAAAAATTTCACAATTTATACAACAAAAAAAGAGGGGCAATCGCAGCTTTTCCACCTGTTGCGATTGCCCCTCTTTTTGTTGTCAATGAGTCAGTGAGGGAATAGAACAAAACAAAACGAACACATTACCGACCATTTTAACGGTTGTCTTGTGTTCGTTTTGCTCTCGTTTGGTGCGGATGAAGGGATTTGAACCCACACTCTTTTAAGGGAACTAGAACCTGAATCTAGCGCGTCTGCCAGTTCCGCCACATCCGCATATTCTTTTCGCCGTAGGCCGTGGCCCTGACGACGTGTATTATTATAACGGCTGGCAGAAGAAATGTCAAGCGATTTTTTGAGAAAAATGCCGCTTTTTTCAACGAAAAATGCGGCCCTCCGCTTTTCGACGAAAGACCGCATTTTATGAAAAGATTACCAGAGGTTGACGACCTCGTTGTACAGGCCCTCGTAGCTCTTGGCGGAGTTGGACCAGCTGAAGTCACACTCCATGGCGCGCTTGACCAGCACGGGCCAGCCGTCCTTCTGCCAATAGCCTTCCTTGGCGCGCCAGCAGGCCTCATACAGCTCATGGGCGTTGTAGTTGGCAAAGGTAAAGCCGTTGCCGTAGCCGTCGCCGGAGTCGTGGATGGAGTCCTTCAGGCCACCGGTCTCGCGGATGACGGGGATCGTGCCGTAGCGGCAGGAGACCATCTGGGCCAGGCCGCAGGGCTCGGAGCGGGACGGCATCAGGAAGATGTCGGCACCGG